CCATTATACATAAATAATTAAAATCAACCAATAATTGCATACCGATATGTCTTATTAGCAGTCGAATTTGCAAAATGGGTAATAGTAGCCGTACCCTGTCCTTGGGAACTAGCATAAATGTTTGTCGATGCTGACGGAGAAATGTAGTTCATCGTAGTAATCAAAGACGCTGTAGATGGGTAATTTGCGCCAGAAGCATAGGCTTGAATACTCACAGCAGTGTTATCAGTTTCCCACCAAAGTTCAATGTAATCATTTGCATTTAAACTTAAATAGTAATTCCATCCAACTAAACCATGACCATTAACTGAGCCATGCTTGCTAGGAATAGAAAAGAATCCTGTTGAACCAGTAAGGTTTGTTCCATTAACCTTTATCCAAACCCTAACATCATGGTCTTGTGAGTCGGTATTTTCAAACTGACCAGACCATTGAAAGTTATAAATGCCTGTGTTTTTGACATTCATCCTAGAACTATTGGATAAAGTTATGCCATTGGAAAAGTCCGTAGTGTCCATTGTCATTGCATAAGCAGTATTTGCAGATGCAGCAGTTTGGTCAACAAGGCTCTGGAAAGCCCCATAAGGTGCGTAATCAGCATTAGCCGCAGCAGAGGCAGGGACAAAGACAATCACGCTATCTGGGCCTATCCTTCGGTCTGTCAAAGTGGTAGTTAAAGCCCCACCAGTTGCCAGAGTCAAAGTCCCTGTGTTATTAGTCTTTCCGTCCATGATGCCACGGACAACTTCAGATACAGCCCTCTGGTCACCACCAAATGCAGGTAGGCTTCTAAACATCAGCGAACCCCTTGTGGCGTAATATCCACATCTACGGCTACAGCAGTTTTCCAAGCAGAACCAGTAGGTGTTAACTTTAATCTGTGATACCTACCAGCACTACGCAAAGAAACCCTGTTCTCGGAATCAGCAGCAGTTGCAGTCCCATAAGTGACAGATTGATTTAGCAATGTGCGTGAAGCAATAGACAAAGAGCCAGAACCATTGTCAACAATAGGTCTAGCTAGGGTTACTACTGAGTTTGCACCTACATCTATGTCACCAGTAGCAATGCTTCCTGTCAAACTAGAGCCAGTAAATGTATAAACCCTAGTTCCGTAAGTTCCACCTAAGAAATACTTACCACCAATAAACAACAATGAATCTAAACTTGTTGTTAAAGCGTCAATACTTCCAGAGATAGCATCTAGGTCTTCTAATGTTAATGCGCCTGATGAAACCTCGCCAAGATAATCAGTCCCTGCGTCTGCATAAGTCCATTTTTTAGTCTGGAAGTTATAAATTATCAGCTTACGATTTGCATCAACTGATTTATAGTTCCAAATAACTAATTTTCGTACAGGGTCAATAGTGGCAGACATTGTTTTGTAGTCTGCTTCATTTGCGTCTGACAAGAAAAATCTATCTACTTTTTCAGCACCGATAGGAATAACTTGTTGTCCATCACACATATAAAAACCATCGTCTGACAGGAAGAATGTGATTCCTTGGTACTGAGCAATAGAGCCAGCTACCATGCATCCCTTATTACGAGAGATATTATCAAACTGGAATATGAACGGAGTACCTACATAGGTCATACGATGAATAGAACGCTCTAGCAAAACTAGACCAAACTCACCACCTCGAATTCCTACAATCTGTCCACCATCAGGAATATCTTGATAGTCAGACTGAGTGTTTACATTTTCTGTCCAATCAGTTTCATCATTGATTGCAGACCAACGTACACGATATTGCTGTTGTGTTGTTTCATATGTATTAGCAACAACAACAAAGTCACGAACAACTGTAATAAACTTAGCAATAGGTGCATTGGCAGCTACATCTGAAAAAGTAGTAGATGTACCAAGAACCCATGATTTCAATTTATCAGCGTTATTACAAATAATGACATTTTTACCAAACTGAGTAAATCTTACTCTGTCATTTAAGCCTGTTGTTAATCCAGTATTTACTTGAGTAAGCGTCCCAGAACTTCCAACTGTATAAATTTTAGATGCGCCAGCAGCAAATGAATATGTGTTTCCATCTGGGGCTTTTCCAGCATATAAAGAAGTTAAGTTTTCAGCAGCAGCACTAGAAAATGACACAGGTGTAGGGAGTGGGCCATACCCAATGGCTTGAGATACTACATTTTTAGCATCTGTTAACGAGCCAGAAATACCTGATTGGTCAGGCATCCATTCACCAAATGTTACCCTTGTCGTAGCCATGTGTTACTTCCTTGAGGAACTAAAGTCCATGTATTGTCATTAGAGGCTACTGGAGTCCAATTCTTACCAAGAATATGACCATCAGCAACAACTGTAGCAACACAATTTATAGTAGGGCTTACATAAAATATCAATGAGCCAGATGCGTTTACTGTTGCATTTGCAGAAATTGTTGCAACACCATCAGCAATTAAACCACCATTGCCTGTAAATGTAGCCGTAGCATTTATAGATGCGCCAGCAGAAACAACAATTGTTCCAACTGCTGAAACACTTGCATTAGCTGTTATTGCAGCACTTCCGCTATGGATAAGACTACCAATAGCAGAAGCACTTGCAGATGCAGTTATTGATGCAACACCAGATTGAACCCTAGAGCCAATAGCAGTAACTGTTGCATTAGCAGTAACACTCGCAGAGGCATCCCACCTAGTAACAGACGTAATGTATAAATCGCTATCTAAAGTTAGCGTTAAGTCATCAATGCTTGACTTTAAATTGTCAAGCGAATCTATCGACCAAGGAGGAAGTAAATCAGCCATGTTATGTCAATGTTACTGACAAAGAGCCTGTAGAAATACGGAATACATCACCAGTTGCAATAGTTTTAGATGCATCTAAAGGTGTGTGATATAGCAAGTTACCTGCTGTAGAAGCATCACGCAAACCAATGTGTGTTACTGTACCCCATGAACTACCAGCTTGAGGAAATTCAACAGTAGCAGAGTTAGTAGTTGCACCATTACTAGGCGCACCAAATGCAACAGACTGACGAGCATACGATGTTCCAGAAACCTCTGTTCCTGTATCCGCATCAGTTGGGTCAGTTGTGTAAAGTGCTACATATACAGTTGTTGGTGCTGTGTAGCTAGTTGCCCTCAATGTAACATTGATAAGAGCGTTTTCTAAGTAGTTTGACATTTCAGACATAGTTTCACCTTGCAGTTAATTTCATTGCCAATGGAACACCAGAATACTGAGTATTTTCATCAGACCTAGTGAGAGAAGAAATTGCTCTATCATACATAGTTCCCCATGTATTGATTCGAGCATCATTCATTAAATAAGGCTCTGCTTCAATCAAAGAAGCATAAAGCAAAGCATCTGGCGCAATATTTAAAAATGCATTAGTTGCATTTGATGAAGACAAATATGCTGGCGCAGAATAATAAAGTAGTTTCAATGTATAAATACCATCAGGTGCAGGTGCTAACTGAAACTCACTTGCTAAAATTGTGTAAGACTTAGGAACACCAACTTCTGATGTTCTTGGGTCATTAGACAATGATGATGGGCTAGAGTAACTCAATGGCTGAATTGGGTTTGTCATTACAACAAAATCACGAATCTCCAAAAAGTCGCTAGGAACTTCTACTGTGCTATCTCCTGAGACAGTTGAAGTTGTTACAGACTTTAACATCTGACGAATACGCAGTTCTCTACGGAGTCGATTTTCAGCGAATGTAATAAAGTCTGGAATCTGTGAAGTCAAGTCAGACCTAGCCAAATAACTGGCTACGGAAGTCTTTAAATCAGAGTATGTCGTGAAACTCATACAACTCCTGTTCTGGTGCGCCATGCACGATTCATTGGGTCATTTAGAAATGCAGCAAAACGCTTCTCATCCAATACAGCATAACCACGCATGATTCCTTGTTTGTTTAGGTCATCAATAACAGTCAATGGAATAGATGCAACCTTATTGCCGAACAATTGGTCAGACCATCTTGCTCGTTCATCAAAGGAGTTATATTCTTTTTTGTTCTGCTCAATAATGTCAGACACATCTTGACGAGTCTGAATAACGATGCCACCTTCACCATCGGCATGAACAGCAGTTTGTCTAATGTTTTCCATACACCAATTCTATCAGTTTGTGTAGAAAAGAAAATGCCCCAGAGGATTAGTCTGAGGCATTTTTTAAGTTACACCAGATTAAGGTGTCAAGTCAGCAATGATGCCGTGAGCAGCTTGGTTTTTAACTTCCAAGGTGTACTCAGCCAACAACTGTGTGCTTTCGTTGTCACCAGTTACAGCCAACTCGTTGGTC